TAGTAACTTATCAACGCTGACTGTATCTTTTACGATTAAACTGCCATCAATTACAAGTGCTGCTGGTTGCCATTTATGTGTATTAGATACATATTGATAATATCTAGTTGTTGAAAACTCATTACCCGCTTCTTTACTGTATAGGGTAACTCTGTCATTTAACTGAGGCCCATCAGGACAAGCAGCATCCGCTTCTGCATCTCTTGTTGTATGGTCTAGCGACCAAGAAGTGACGCCAGCAGGTACTTTAGCAGTATACCATCCTGCACCTCTTGGCCCTTGAATCCCCACTCTAACATTATCTATTAGTACCGATTTACCCGACAATGCGGTATCAGCCGCTATTATAAGATAATCTACGCCGCCGGCGGCAGGCTCTGGAACGATGTATTCCGCAGAATACTTTTCCCATTCAGTTTTAGGCGAGTCAGTTTCAGGGTCCACAAGAGAGAAGGTAGTAAACCCACTATTTCCGACTTCTGATGTACTGTAGGCTAACGCAAACTCGGCACTAGGGTTCTCTGCTGGCGGTTTAGCGTAGACGGTAAAAACAGCTTTACTGCCTACAAAAGACAAGGCCAAATCTTCAGGAATTGTTAGGTAGAAAGCTCCTCCACTACCTGAAGATATGAGGTCCCCGCCTATGGCTGACGTAAGTAAATAGGAGTAAGCACCGCTGAAGTTATCCGTAGAAAGCTCTTTCGTTCCTGAGTGGACTAGCATCTCATTCTGCGAAGCAACGGTGTCGAATTGCTGGGCATAAGCAACCGATGTACCCGTTGGCCCCGCAACGACACTGTCTTCTCCATCTGCCACATCTACTAGAGTGACTGTTCCAATCGCATATCTAGTTGTCATTGGTGCCTATCCCTTAGTCTGTCACTGTTACGTTACACTGAAATTGGTCGGAACCATTATCATTTACATCAGCAGCAGTGACCACTTGGGTCTTGGCTGTACCTCCAAAGTTGACCCCATTTTTCTGCCAGCGATAGGCCAGTCTACTTGCGGTGGTAATTTCCGCACCATCAACCATATCGAACACCTTTGCCGTAAGTGTTTTCGCGGTGCCTTCGCCGTTGTTGTTTTTAAAAGCAAAACCATCTTTATTGGAGGTGATACTCACAAATAAAGAAGAGCGTCCTGTTTTACCGTTTTTGATCTTAATGATGCTAATAGTGTCAGAACCGCCCGCATCGCCTTTGACTCGTATACTAAAGATGTCTGCGGTGCCAAAGTTAGCCGCAGTGATGACAATCTTATCGTTATCGCCTATTCCGTTGATGTCTATTGCAGAGGCTTTGTTTGCTGCCCCTCCCTGTATTAGTTCAGGTGCGGTATCCCAATTTGAGGTGCCATTTAAAAGATATTTTGCTTCTAAACCACCTAAGTTACCCGCAGTGGCTACATCTATCGTAATAGAGCCATCAGTTGTATCCGTTCCCGTTTCATCAAACTGGAACGTCAGACGAGACGGTGTTAGCCATACCGCAGAGCCACCCGCACCTTCTATCATTACTGACCATGTGATAGTCAGTACAACACTGGTGACGTTGCCTACGCTGTTTTTCACGTCAATACTCAGGTCAACCGTACCTGTTCTGTTTGAGGTGTTTTCTGGGGTGCCATTGCATGTGATAACTGCTTGGTTACCGCCCGTACCAACATTCGTAGGGGTGTTCACCGCTTGCCAACCCGCAGTTTCGCTAATCCCTGTTATTTTGTATGTGTTGTTTGCCGGTACTGCGGTAGCGTCATACGTTGCACGGGTTGAACCTACAAAGGCAAACACTTCACTACGAAATACATTTCGTTCGCTTACTGATATCTTTCCAAACGTATCTGCCGCAAAGATGTGTGATTGGTTTCCCAATGTAATAGCTAGTGGGTTGTTGCCATCTGCTACGTCTAGTAGAGTGATAGCTCCGGTTGCAATTCTTGATGCCATAATGTTTCCTTTAGATATTAGATATGACGCAGTTCAGGAACAGGTTTATGCCTGACTCTACATCGCTAGGGGTGATTTGAATTGAGCGCAGATTGATACCCGAAGGATCGGCACCATCTGCAAGATATGTTTGAAACCCAGGTTCGTGTCCTGCGTAGATCCCTGAGTTGCTTGCGTAGACGGGTTGGTTGTTGGCCGTCCAGTTATAGATGTAGTTGGCATAATCTTCAGATTCAGCCCCACCTATAAATACATTTGCCGTAATTGTTTTTACGTCACCTACATTGTTCTTAAACGCCTGGCCTTGGTCACTTGTTAGCGTAACCAAAACCGACGCACCATCAACAATAGTTACAGGTGCATCTACACCATTGTCTATAGTAACCGTGTCATCTACTTTAATAACTGAAGGTGTAGGGCCAGGAGCACCTACAATATCTGCTGCAGTATCAAGACTAGTACCATCACTGAGGCGTAAAATACCTTTAAAGTTCCACACACCTCCTGAGTAATAAAGCGCCTGTGTAGCACCATCACGTAGTGAGAACTCAGTAGCATCAAATGATACTGAACTACGGTCAGTACTACCCTCTACAGTAATACCTGTAAAGTTACCGTTTATATCAGTACCAAACACAGCTCTTGCTGATAGACCATCTACTACATCATCAAGTGCATCTAGCCTTACTATAGCTGCTGCAGCGTCTCCATCACTGGCTATGGATGCTGTTAACTCAGCTAGTGCGGTAGCAGTACCATCAGCTTTTGTAGCTACATCAATGATTAACCCACCTTGAGCAGTTACAACCCCTTCTATACCTTCAAATCTTGCTGTAGCGTCTAGCTCGTAAAGACCTCTAGAACCTGCTTCGTCTGATAGTGCTGATGTAAGGGCAGCTACATCTGCAGAGGTAGTACCAAACAAACCATTAAATGTAGTATTAAGATCAGCAATGCTTGTTGCTAAAGTGCTGTCTTCGCTGGCTCTAGTATTATCTGTATTGGTTATACGCGCATTGAGAGTGCTCTCTGCAGTCACAAAGCCAGAAGATAATGTGTTTACTAGTGTTGCAGTTGCACTCTCATTAGTAACCCGTGTAGTGCGCTCAGCGTCAATAGCTGCAGTTCTGTTTGCTACCTCATCATCAATCTGTGAGCTAAGGGATGTTACTGTACTGGCCAAGACTAGATTTTCATTTACCCTAGCAACGTTCTCAGCAGTGATGAGTGCTTCTAGTATAGCTTTCTCATTAGCAATACTGGCTTGCAAAGATGTGGTAGTAGAAGCCAATGCACTATTTAAACTTGCATAGGCTGTGTTGATAGTTTCTATTTCTGCAGCTCGTGTAGCGCCTTCAGAAGTAAGACTTGCAGTGAGCGTACTGACGGTATTTACGAATGCTATATTTTCATTTATGAGTAGCGTAAGTTGGTCTTGTATACCGGCATAAGATTTACTGTTTTGTAAACCAAGGGTGTTACTAGTACTAATTATGTTGTCTGTAATTAAAGCAAAGTTTGTATTTATTATATTGGTTAGTGCGGTGTAATCATTAGCAGAATTTGTATCAACATTACTGGCTAAAAGAGCTAGCTCAGCTCTAAGGTCTATTTCCAATTGGGCCAGTTGATTATACAAATCATCTATGTTTAAAAAGTTCTTTAAGGTTTCACTGTCTAAGCTAGAACTTACACTGTGACTACCAAAGAACTCACTCTTATTTCCTACAAAGGTTACAGCCCTAAGCCAATAGTAGTAATTTAATTCTGGTTCTATTGTATCTGTGAAAGACTGCGTGCGGCTATCGCCTACGCAGATTGCCCCATTAATGTTATCTACCGTTCCTCTCCAAACTTCCGTATGGCTATGGTAGTCAGAGTTATCTTGCTCAACCCATGATAGATCTACTTTTACCAAACCACGTATGGCAGCAATACCTGAGATAACCATAAGTGAAGGAGACTTATCAAAGTAAGGGTTACTGCCTTCTTTACCTGGATCAATTACCAATAAAGGTCTTTGCTCGTATATGGTGATTTCTTGGCTTGGGGCAGTTATTGTAAGGCCAGCTTGAGACTGTATACTTACTTCACTTACTGACTCCGTAACTACTACCGTATGGTCTGTGGAAATGATAGTTACAGGCCCATCTGAATTTACATTATGGGGCATAATTATCTAACCTTCAGTAGCACTACGTTCTATATATATGGTCGTCTGGAACAAGTGTATCTTCTCTCCTGTAAGATCTAATACACAGCCACAGATAAATTTCTCTGAATCACTATCACTTAAAACTCCTGCAGTATCTTCTGGAGTCACATCAAAAGTTATTTTTCCATTGGCTCCATCAATAGTTCCAGCTACGTTAATTACTGGAGTGGATTGTAGTGTTCTACGTACAACAAAAACTGCTGTGGCACCTGTTATATCAATAGGCGCAGAGTTTGTGTCTCTGTAGGTTATTACCAAAGGGTAATTAGTATTTGTATATATTTTACTTAATGACTTCATTGTAACCTCAAGGGGTTAGTAACTAGCGGGGATTTTAGACGGGTCGAGTTGTTAGCTCTTTAAATTGGATCAAGGAGACATTGCATCTTCTTTTGCGTATTATGACACCAATTAAAGTCTATACAAGGACTTTACATTACCTAAACACATACAGCCAAATCATCCGTATTAACTTGTGTGTTTAATTTGTCCTACCTAAACCAAGGAACATCTATGAAATACACCCAGTTTACAGACACTGTTCAGACTCTCTTACGTAAGTGGGATCTGTACTCACCGGAAGCAGTAACCACTATTTGTATGATTACCGCGCATGAGTCTGCCCAAGGTAAATACAGACGGCAAGTAGGAGGTGGGCCAGCAAGAGGCTTACAGCAAATAGAGAAAGTTACCCATGACTCTATATGGGACAATTCAGACACTATACATAAACGCGCAGAGCTGCACGACATACACAGAGACTTCTTTTTGTTAGAAGAAGATGATGAATATGGTATATGGGTGTCTCGCCACTACCTTCTTATGGATACTAATCCACTACCTAAAGGTGACATAAACACAGCACTTTATTGTAAGGCTTACTGGAATCGTACTGGTAAGGCTACTGCAGAAAAATACCTTAAGGATTACTGGGATTGGAGTGCAAAGCTATGAGCATCATGAACATTATAGCAGGTATATTTGAACCAGCAGCTAAACTAATTGATGATGTGCACACCAGTACAGAAGAAAAATTAGCACTAAAAAATAAACTAACAGTTATCCAAAATGAGATGCACTCAAAACTTATAGAGTATGAAACTAAATTACTTCAGTCTCAGACATCTATTATCAACGCAGAATCCAATGGCCAAAGCGGGATGCAACGGAACTGGCGACCTATTACAATGCTCACTTTCTTAGGTTTAGTAGTATTTGATAGTTTTGGTTGGCTTGCTAACCCACTTGCACCAGAAGCCTGGACATTATTACAAATGGGTTTAGGAGGTTATGTAGCAGGACGCTCCATAGAAAAGTCTATACAAACTTTTAAAAAGTAAAAAATATTTAATAATAAAAAGCCACATTAAGTGGCCTTTTATTGACTATTATTTGTACACCTTTAGTATACGTACCACTGGAAGCAGATTAAGGCAAGTAAGTATGCACAATCTAGTTAAGCTCAAAGAAAAGAATTACCCTCGTAAATACGCACTAATGTCTATTAATAAAAAGACCAAGCTTGCTTGTCAGGTCAATGGTGAATGGATTGTAGACGGTACATGTAAAACTATTAATGAGATGTTAGAAGCAGGGTTACTTTCTGAAACTTCCGTCACTGGATGGATAACTAACCAGTCACTCTACAGCCACTAATTTTTAGACAAAAAAAAAGCACCACCATTAAGTAGTGCTTTTTGCGTTGTATTGTTTTAGAAGTTAACTACAAAAGAAGATATCTGATTAGTACCTGTAGCTGTAGCTGTCAACGCTTGCAGGTAACATATCTACCGCCTAGTGGCTGTTTACTCTATTCTCATAACGCTGGAGTAAGTTCTTGTTGTACTGGCTGAACTCAGTAACTCGTTCGCGTAAGTTAGATGCAAAATCAATTGTTACTATTTTATTGAGTAGCTCCTTCATGGGAACACCTTTTCTGTAGTAAGCCGCAGCGTGGACATTAACCCCAAACAATACATCATCAATGCTGTCAGATGCTGTGAGAAATATGATCTTAATATGGCTAGTGGCAGGGTGAGTCTGTAACGCCTTGCATAAAGCCTTTCCGTTCATACTGGCCATAGACATGTCTAATACGGCTATTCCTGGCTGCTCGTCTATGGCCCTTTGTAGCGCCTCTTTCGGGTCAGTTAATGCAAAGTAATTAATTTTTGCGTACTTCAAGGCTTCAGTAATAACGTGCATATCAAACTCATTGTCCTCAACAACCATTACTTTGAGACCTGTCATTTTTCACGCTCCGTAAATAAGTAAAGTATTTTGCTTATCTCGCTATGGAACGCTTGGGACATCTCCATGTTTTTTGTTGCAGATTCTTTAACGTCCAGTTCGAGTTGCTTTATTCTACTAACCGTGCCAGCCAGCTCTACTACTAGAATAGCTTTCATCATTTTTTCTTGTTGCGAAATTACAGATGCTGTTCTCCATCCCCAAAATAACTTAACTAGCAATGTAATACCTGCTAAACAAGCTAAAGCTATAGTTAGTAGTACTCCAAAAGCTTCCCAATTAATTTCTATCATATAGTTAACCTGTGACCGTTAAGGGTAAAATCAGTTGCTAAACCCATCCATCTCTCCAAATTCTTTCTTGTTTAGGGAAGTCAACGCTGAATACACCTTGTGCTGCTAAATCAATTAGTTGTGTTTCAAAGCTATTTGTAAGCGCCATACCCGCTTGTAAGCCATCGGTACCACCTTTGGCCGTAACTACCTTACTTGATACAAAAGTGATTAGAGGCTCAAGTAGACTGTCTGGAATGTCCACTTCAATTACGGAAGGATCAATACCTCGTGACATACTTAGAATTGGGTGGTTAGCTCTAAAGAACACAGCAACTAATCCATCGAACGGGTTAGCAAACTGGATAGTGTTCTTAGTTGGAGTGTATACAGTGTCAGGATCCGTGGAGTCATTTAAAAACAACTCTGCATCGTCTGACTTGAAGACTTGCTCTATCTTTATGACATTATCCTGAAACGGATAAGCGATGTCTTTAATGTACTTTACACTTGCAGTACTGGTGAGGTTACTTGCAGCAAATTTGCTACTAAGCATGTACCTTGGATCCGCATGATTAGTTTCAACTAATACCTGCTCTAATCGTAAAGGCAACTTAGTGTGTAACTGTATTAATCCCCTGTTAACTAGTGAGGTTACTCTAGGGAAATCTAATTCACTTATCACACCGTCATTACCGGTACCTATCTCGTACTGAGATAATTCACCGTAGGATAAATAAGAAAATATTTCTGATAAAAGCATGAGGTACCTACTGAGTTAAGCTTCTGTAAACACTTTTGCGTTAGTAAGAATCCACTGGTATTTGAACCCTCTAAGTGGGGTCATTACTACCTGGGTATTCGATGTGTACACGTAGTCCGCTAAGTCAACGTATGCCCCTGTGGACAACTGAAACTGTAGTTGTGCACTGCCCCCTTCTGCCTCAATACTAAATTTACTAATGTTAGTAAAAGGCAGGTTACCTAATAGTGCTTTCATAGTTCTATCGCCTCGTCTATTGGTTTAAATCTTGTTTCGTAAATATAATCAGCTTGCACTTTACTTATCCACACCGTTGAACGCCAGTTTACTGTCAGCAGATCAGTACTGTGCATCCTAGACATTGAGTGGCCCTTCTATTTTAAATTTCAACTTATAGATTAGACGCCCCTGTGACTTTAAGATCTGCACTTCTGCTGAGGTGGGTGGCTGTGGTTCATCCGATATCAATCCCTCAAATCGTGAGACTAATTCTTCCAGAGTTAGCCCTGTACCTTCCTCGTCAAATGGGTGGTTTAAACCCTCGCGGAATAGTTCTAGGACTAGCTCTGGTGCGTGTCCTGTAACATCCTCTAAACCCTCTACATAAAGAAGTAGGATGACCCCCTCTGGGTCGGTCCCATCTTCATTTTTAGGTGGGTGCTGCGCTCGATTCGGATATTTAAACTCAAGCGCATCCGGTTCGTAACCTTTAACATAAACGTACCATATGTTGTTCATGATGCTTGCTCCGCTATGATTATTGTTCTGTCATCTCCAACCAACACACCATCTGCTACCGTGTAGACCTCTCTTACCTCTGGCGTTGGTGCTATGTTTTCATATGCTATGAAGTTTGCTACCGATTTAAAGCTTATACCTGCATCAATATCGACATAATCCCCCGCAATATGCCCTGTTACTATTGTCCCCACGTACATAGTTGTGGCGGTTGCAACAAATGGCTGGTCGACTGAGACACTGCCCTCTCTTACTTCGTCAAGTAGAACAATCTGTAGGTTAGATGATTCTCCAATTCTAAGCCTAACAATTGCGTCTGGGTTACTAGATGTGGCTGTACCAGTGTATAGATACCACTCGCCCTCAATTAGCCCTGTTAGCTCTATAGCAGCCCCAAATGTACCTGTTCCATCCGCTGTAGACCTGAGCTTTCCGCTAACTATGCTGATGGTGGAAGAAGTTCTTGGTGCATACCAACCTGTCGTGTCTGCGAAAGTATTGTTGCCCACTTCTTCGTCACCAAAAACGTTATTAACAGGTAGTTCGTACATTTTTGTAAGTTCGTTTAACTCGAACTCTAATGTGTTTGATGTTGTAATATTTGTAAGTTTTACGTTTGATATACTGCCTTTGAAGAAGTCGTATATATATCTTTTCCCGAGTTCAAAAACACTCCAATCCACCACGGCTACTGAACTTGAACCTATCTCTACATTATTTCTGTAAACCTTAATTGTCCCACCTGTTCGCACCATCTTAGCGGTGTTTAATTTTGAATCCTCAGTGTATGCGCCTGTGGTTGTGTAGGTACTGTTTCCAATGCGATATAACATAGTGTTGGATGCACCATCAACCCTAAACAAATCATTGCCTGTGCCACCGCAAAATGCATGACTGTCAGTTAATACAGTTAGTTGGTAATCAATCTCAATCTCAAAATCACCCGCAAACGTAATTGGCGCACTTAGCTTGTAATAGCTGTTTGACTCAGCTCCGTCTAGGGTTATTAGGGTTCTAGTAACAACCTCGGGTGCTACGTACTGCTCCGCTATGTTTATTATTCGTTTTACTGATAAATCACCAACAATCATTGAAGCTGTGCCAACGTCTGAAAAGAACCTAATTGACCCTCCCGAGTTTGCTGTCACATTCGCAGTGTACACGTCACCAAAAACACCAGCGTTTGGAGACCATAAATTTTTAATATCACCATCAATACGAGCTTTAAGATTGCCAGTTATTGTATCTTCTGAAATGTATTTAGCTTGCATTTGATACGTAGCACCGTCTGTTAGTACCGATACATTTCCGAACATCGAACCCGCACCTCCCTGATATTGACCATTGCCGAGTGGTGTCCAGCCACTTGAATACTCCCAAGCTTCAGGACCAACCAATACGCCATCTGCTACCGTGTAGACCTGTCGTTCCTCTAGTGCTATGTTTTCATATGTTATGAAGTTACTTACTTTACGGACTGACATGGTAATAGCATCGGCTTTACTGTGGTCCTCTGATAGCTCCATCACATTTAATCTTGGGTTGCCACCGCTCAAGAATTTTAACGGGAACGTTGCTGATCCTGTATCGCCAGATACAACATCAGTAGTAAAATTACCGTCACCTGCATTAAACTTTATCCTGCCTGTTAAGTTTGTCCACGATACCTCTGCTACGTAACACTCATCCGCCTCAAAGTTTCCACTATAATCTCCCGCAAACAACGCATATGCGTTGATATCTGCGTCTGTGGAAATCACCCCGTAATCCCATAACTCCGGCCCAAAAACGTTATTAGCATGCAGTTCGTACATTTTTGTAAGTTCGTTTAATACGAACTTTAAGGTGTTTGATGGTGTGTCAACGTCTGTTAGTTTTACGTTTGATATATTGCCTTTGAAGTGGCTGCCCGCCGCCCTCCTACCTAAGTAACTTAAGTCAAAGGTAGTCCAATCTTGTAAATCACTTTTGATAAAAACACCATTTATATATACCGATGCACCCGAAACGCCCGCAACAAGTTTTAAGGTATTTAAAGCGCCATCATTAACCTTTACTTCAATAGAAAGAAATGGCGCACCCGTAATAGGTCTCATTACAATCTGACCTGATGTAATCCTGATAAAACCCCCGCCCGAACCTTCCGCAATATATTCTTGGGCTACCGAGGTAGTGGCAAAGTCAAACTCAACCTCAAAATTACCCGCAGCCGTCCAAGGCTTAGCCAATCTGTAATGGGTGTTTGACTCCACTCCGTCTAGGTATACTAGAGTTCTAGTGTAAATTTCAACTAGGTCAACGAGGTCACGGATAAATAACACGCGGCTGATAATTGGCCTGATAATTGGCTGTATAATGTTTCTAATGATTGTCATTAATTGTTGCCCTGCTTTTTTCGGTATTTTACTGTGTCTGGACTAAACAATGTAGGAACTACGGGTGCTACTCTCTGTATCCTCAACTTCATACTCCCAAATATCATTTTCACTACTTCGGGTGAATGTTGTTAATTCAGATGGCCGCCATGTGTGTAGTACGCTCAGCATAGAAACAGTGTCTATCCAGTCGTCATGTTTAGACCTAAAGCCATTCGGTGCAGCTAGGCTAAGTTCTTCTACTGCCTCCCGCATCTCTGGCCCTTCTTTACGCTCGATAGGTAGGTGTATCTTCCCAGCTTTAAACATCGGCACCACTGTATTAAACCTAACCATCTTCTGTGTGTTGGGTCTAACACCAGGCTTACCGTTGTTGTTCTCTGAAGCCAGGGGAAAATAGATATTGCGAGTTATCATTTGGTCTTGGATCCATTGAATGAATCCTCCCTGTTGCCCACTCACTTCAATCCCTACCTGCTGTGGTCGATACAACTGAGCCATCCTAAACAAGTCATCGATATTTCTATCCATAAGCTGCCTACGGCACACACCGTCTACCCAGAACCAATCCCCATTACTTCCAAGCGCCCATACGCTTATTACAGAGTAATCAGCACTGGTTCTCTCAGAGGTTGCAAAGTCGGTAGTAATGTAGAAGTTAAATGCCTGCATGTTCTCAAACACACTAGAAGACTTGTACCAGCGGATATCATTATCAAGAATCAGCCTGTCATCATCTGACATAATCCTCAGCATCAGCTCTTGGTTAAATGTATCAACCTTACCCAGCTTCATTGCACTGTCATACTGGTCTTTAACGTAGTCGTAGTTAAATCTATCTGGCCAACTACCCCTAAACTCATGGCGTTCACAAGGAAACTTTGAACACACTGGAAACACGTTAACAATCCAAGCACCTGACTCTACAGCCTTGTACAGAGGATCCTTCGCATTAAATGGTGTACCTGACCAAATGATTAGAAACTTTTTAGGGTGTAAGGCATAAGTAACGGCTTTATAAACCGTATCCTCTATTGCACTGATTACGGTTGCGCTTCGCGCATCCTCATCAGAAACCAAGTCATCCAATACTGCTAGGACAGGACGTGTACCCATCTCTTTAGCACCACGAACACCTGTCTTGGCTCCGTAGCCTTTTACAATAAACTTATTGCCGTCTGCATTAGTAAACTCCCACCGTGTGTCTGTAAACTTCACAGCAGGTACATAAGTCCTTAGAAAGTCAGAGTTCTCGTATCGATACTCCAAGTTCTTACGCATGTTCTTAACCCCATTATCAATGGAGTCCGAAACATAAATAGCTAAAGGTACTTTACCGAAGCCAGGGATAGCACCATAAGTGGCTATGTACAGGAACAAGTACTCACCCATCACCGTAGTCTTGGCTATCCCACGGTGACATAAGTTAGCTACCCTAGTTCCTCTATGGGTCAAGGTATCCAGCATCTTATAGTGGACAATAGGCGTTAAGTTCTCTTCACCCTCTTCACCATTAACTAACTTAATAAAGTTAACAAACTCTAAGGCAAAGTCCGATGGAACATAACTTGGGTCATTTGCATAGCTAACGCTATTTAAATAACTCTCCACTGTTGGAGGGCTGTCCTGAAGTTGCTTCAGATTCATGGCTTAGTCACCTGCTTACGTTCAGCGTAGGGCAACTCACTCCAACGTTTCATAGCTTTTGTGGCAGAGTTAGTACCCAGCAACCTCTCCGTACCACGCATGAAGTCACCCCAGGCAGTATCACCAGGAAGACTACGTGATAACCCATTGTGGTTTATTTTATCGAACTGAGAAGCAGAGTTAAGTAGCTCCAGTCTCTGCCCATTACTTAAATTAGAAAGTACAGGGTCATCTGCGGGTATTCTCCGGCGTCCCTCTAAGTAAGAAGGTACCGGCGCCATACTGTCATTACTGTCTGCACCTGCACTTTGTGCCATCTGCATTAGTCGACTGTACATGCCCCACTCACTTGGGTCAGCATCACCGTGTATCTTCTGATAACTATTTTGTGGGTGGTACAGTCCATCCATAGCTCGAACCAACCTTTCCTCACCTAATGCATCAAACTCAGTATGAGACGCTTCATGCCGTATTATGGGGCCCAATCCGCCATTAGTTTTTAAGTCATTACCTACTTGATTAAACGCCTTACCACTAAAGAAAGCCCTAGCATCATCAGGACCGTCCGGCCTGTTTTTAGTAGTAATCACTTGTGCCACTGTACTACCTGGCATAGCAGCCCTATTTGCTATACCAAAAGGCACTGTACGCTTTAGCTCCTTTAGGTTACGAATCCCCTTTCTCGACCAGGGATCTTTACCATACTGTTTTATAAACTCGTCTGAGTGTAAAGTCGCCTCCAGCTCACGCTCTTTAGTAGCCTTACGTTCATCAAAACGCTTAGCCCATGCTGAGGGCATTTGCCTCCTAAGATTCTTAACCTCTTTATCATAACCATCCCAATCAGCTTTCTCAGAGTATTCTGCAAATAAGTCCTCGGCTATACCTGACCAGTGACTCTCCCACTGGGCCATAGTACCTGACTGCATCTGTTTGTATTTTCTAGGTGAAGAGACTTGGGGGTTTTGGGGTTGTTGCTGGGGATTCATCTAGAGGTTCCACTTCTTCGTAGGACGCATCAGTAATCAATTTACTGTGCGCTATTTGCTGGGCATCAGAACTACCACTAACAAGCATTGCGCGTTGTTGGGCTACTAACTGTAATGTAGAAGCACGAAGTGCTTCGATAGTCTTATCTTCCTTAAGACCTATATCTAATTCAACCTTCTTAACTTCTGGCTGCTTAAGCTGAACCAATAAGCTATTAGCTGCATCCGATCTAACCTTCTCACTTTTGGCATACAACATTAATTCTGCCTGAGTATTAAGGGCTTCCTGATATAAGTCTTGGTTCAATATCCATGATGGCGTAAGCGTCTGTGCTAAAAGCAAACCAACTAACTTACTCTTGTGATACGCAGTTGAATAACTAGCAATATCTTTAGATGATACACCTTGGGTATTAAACCGTGCAATTTTATCTGGGAAGGTCAAAGAGTAACTCTTAATATTAGTATGCCCCATAAGCTTAAAGCTTACATACCTAACGGCATCAATATAACTTGTCATCTTAAACTTACCTTCAGTTAACACCTGGGTATAGCTAAGCAAGTTATCCCTATATATCTCATAGGATTCAGGGTCACTAATAGTACTATTAATATTATCCAGTAAATCCTGGTTAACACTCTTCTTAAACTGGGCGGGTAAAGCAACCTTAAGCTGCTCCATGGTTAATTCAGACATAAAACACTCTTATTACATAGAAAGTAAATCTATACAGAATTAGTACAGTTAAGCCATAAACTTTACAGCTAACCTTTCAACCCTATAATAGCTCCTGTTGGTTTAGTTAAGAGTTTACCAACGGAGCTTTACCACATATCCAGTGTGTCATGGAACTTTTGCCCCCTTTTAACCGAGGGGCTTTTTATACTCCCCAATCCTATTAGGCTACCTATGCAAACATTTATTGGTACAAAACTTATTAACGCAATTCCAATGAGTAGATTAGATTACAACATCTACCGTAATTGGACTTTACCTGCAGACGAAAATGGCGCAGACGGCGGATTCTTGGTGGAATACTTAGATGGTGGTACCTCAAACCACCCAGACCATGAAGGCTACATTAGTTGGTCACCCACTGACGTATTTATGGCATCATACCAAGACACAAGAGTAGGTGTAACAATGGGCCATGCAATTCAACTAATGCAAAACGGTATGGCAGTAGCTCGGCAAGGCTGGAACGGAAAAGGTATGTTCCTCTACTTGGTTCCTGAAAACACTTACCCTGCTCGAACCAAAGTAGCTAAGGATCATATTGGTGAGTCAGTACCCTACGGTGCTTACATCGCTATGAAAACAGCACAAGGTAATGTTGTACCTTGGTTAGCAAGCCAAACAGACTTATTGGCTGAAGATTGGATACTACTAGGGTAACTTATGACTAATTTCCCAGAAAAGACTGCACCAACTTGTACACCAGAATCCATCGAAGCGGTTATTAAAACCAAACAATTCCACATATTCCCAGGCACCACTTTAACAGTATGCTTACTAACCTTACAAAACGGATTTATTGTAACCGGTGAATCAGCTTGTGCATCACCAGAAAACTTTAACAAAGAAGAAGGTGAACAAAACTCTTACTTGCAAGCTAAGAATAAAATCTGGATGCTTGAAGGTTATTTACTTAAGCAGAAGATACAAGATGGGTTAGTAACTACACTAGTTAGCCTTAGTTAACTAACTAACTAACTAACTAACTAACTAAGCCCTTTAACTAGGGCTTTTTTATGTCCTAAATAAAGTTAAGGACAGTCGCTAATTTTATAATAATTTTTTAGTAAAACTTTTACAGAAAAATGAAATCTAGGTATGAGTCCATTTACTACAGTCTTACCAACTAAAAGCAACATACCCCCCCTATGCTTCCCACAAAGCAAAAGCAACTACATGCCCCAGCAAGCTGGGACTTGTGGCAATCATGCCTATACTACCGGAGTATCTATCATGGCAAACTTTAACCGTATGTTTTGGGCCTTTCTTGGCCACCTGTTCAGTACTGTTAATAACATAGCGATTGCTGGTGACAACATCACAGCCTTGGCTGCTGACGCATCCATTGACTACCGTTCGGAGACAACAGAGCTACGCTCTGCTGCACGTACCAAGCGTCGTGCCGAGCTTGGGCTTCCACCATTGGAGCCTGCACAATAAACCCTTCGGGGTTTATTTCTTTAGGAGCACACAAGAGCACACTAACAACACACAACTTAAGACAGATAGTTATAAGAAAGATGGTATTACTACATATCCATCTGTAGGGCTGAGAGCTCCTGTATCGCTCTGTATGGTGTTATCTAGTGGTATACAAACAATCACATGTTTATAGCCTTAATCACCCATATACTATCATACATCTCCATTGTACCGATACATTACCGATATAACCAGCAAGCTGGTAGTTATGGTAGCAATCCTGCTATCTCTACTGGAGTACAACTATGTCTTATTCACTAGTTCTTGGTTCTTATGTCGCTTACAAAGGCGTAATGCATATCGCTTTAGGATATACCAATGGCTTGGTTAAGCTTATTAACCCACTTAGTGGTAACCGTAAGGTTAACGTTAAACGTGACAAGGTCACTACTACTAGTAACAAGTGTTGTTATGTCAACTATGAAAGTAGTAGTTATCTAGTTACTGCTAAAAACATAATCATTAGTCTTACCACAGGTAAGGTAATGAAATGGGGTGATGAACATCGTGAGAGACAAGACATCTTAATGTCTGCTCACGCTAACAGTATTGCACATACTGGTCCTGCTCACTGGGCTAACTAAATGAACCCTTATGGGTTCATTTTTTTAAAGAAACCAGCAAGCTGGTAATGGAGGTATTAGGTGCCTTCACCTTTAACTACATCTTGAGCATGTACGATGAACGCATCAGCGTCGTATCGGGTAAGACATGAGAGATGTAGGTACCGCCAATTCAATTACTATGAGGATAGTAACCATGTCTGCAAGACAAGAAACGATTGAATGTTACTACAACGTCTACAAGTCATTACACGGGGTTAAACCGCGTTACATAGACTTTAGTGTTATGACAGATAAACAGGTAGATGAGGCTATGTCTCGTCTATCTATTGAGAACAATGAGTACTGGGCTGCACAAGCCTAGTACCAGTTACATTTATACTATGAGGATAGTAACCATGAGATATAGAACTAAGATACTTTACACAGTAGCATTGGTAGTAGGACTACAGATGGTGCTAGTAAGTGCAGGTGTAGCAAGAGGACTAACGATTGTAGAAACTTATAATTGTGCCAAAGAAGAGGCTATTCAGATAGCTAATGGCACTAATGTATTTTCAAGTAAGTGTAAGGAGTTAAGCTAATGGTCATCAATAAGATAACAGAGCAAGTATGTGAAGAAGAAGACCCATGTGCAGAGTGTAATGAGTGCAGTACTCATTGCGATGTATGTGGTGTTTGGTATTGGAAAGACGAACCTTGTGAGTTTCACTAATGAAACTAATTAGCTGCGATGGTTGTGGCCTAGTATACGACCAAGACAAAATACAGTTCTGTCATGAAGACCACTTAGAGGATAGACCTGATGAGTTCATCTGGAATGGTAATACTTACGTACCATTCGTTAAGTGTGGCTCATGTGACACACAAATACTTAACACTCTCCCTTAACTAATTAGGCACCTGTACTAGGTGTCTAATATTAATAAATTGGGGTAATGCCCACCGATATAAGGAAACACATTATGTCTTATTCAAATTCAGAATTAGCACAAGCAACTCAGTCATACATTTCCCATGGACTGCCTCTAGTATCAGAGGTATCCGAACATATTACTAATACTCGTACATACGATACTGACTCACTGTTCTCAGGTGAGCCAGTACTGTCACCTGAGGGTGGATATGGTACTCAAATATTTCTTGAGAGGGGTGTTCGTATGCACATCCTTCTTGAGATGACAGGCAAATCCACTCTTAACCAAGAGTGGAACAAAGAATGGAATGCTGTCTTTGACAGTGCATTCAATAATGCACAGTACGGAGAATAGTACAATTTATAGGCACCTACGGGTGTCTAGACTCATTACTAATACAGATAAAAGGA